GAAGAAGACGAAGAAGACGAAGAAGACGAAGAATATGGTATTTATACTATTGTAGATGATGATTGTAGTATCGATCCCGAACTTGAATGAAAATACAAACTTTTGTATTTTAATTTAAGTATAAATATACTTAAATTAATATTTTTATTATATATAAAATGAAAACATATAAGCTTATTGCGTGGAATGTTAATTCAATTAGAGCTTTATTAGATAAAGTTGATTTAAATGATTTTTTAAAGGATGAAAATCCACATATATTTTGTATGTCAGAAACTAAATTATCATGCCCTGATTTAGTGACCAGACAAAACTTAGTTAAAAAAATTAAAGGTTATCGATATAGATATTATAATACCTGTACTGCTAGAAAAGGATACAGTGGAACTGCTATTTGGTCAAAGAAAAAACCAAAAGAAGTAAAATTTGGTATAAATAGTCCAGAACATGATAAGGAAGGGCGTGTTTTAACGTTTGAATTTGATGACTTTTCATTAATTCATGTATATACACCGAATAGTGGACAAGCATTACAAAGGTTAGATTATAGAGTAAATAAATGGGATCCAGCATTCTGGAAATATGTAGAAAGTGTACAAAAAAAAAAACCAGTAATAGTTTGTGGTGATTTAAATGTAGCAAGATGTGAAATAGATATTCATTCACCAAAAACAAATTTAAGATCAGCTGGATTTACGATTGAAGAAAGAGATAGCTTTAATAAATATGTAGAAAAATTAAAACTAACTGATACATTTAGACATTTACATCCAGAAGATAAAGATGAATACACTTACTGGTCATATATGAGACAAGCAAGAGATAAAAATAAAGGTTGGAGAATTGATTATTTTTTAATTAGTAAAATATTAGATAAATCTATAAAAAAATCATACACTTTAAAAGATCAAATGGGAAGTGATCATGCGCCAATAGTATTGGAACTTGGTATTTAAGTATTTTTACCAATAAATCACAAATAAATATTTTAAAATTGAAATATCATATCTTTTATTAATAAAAGATATGATAATAATAATGCCTAAAAAAATTTATCATTTAACAATAGAACATTTATATTATTTGTTACAAAATGATTGTTTTTTAACATTTAAAGCTGATGGAATTTATAAATCTAGAAATGAATTTTATGGTTTAATAGAATATGAACAGCTAGAAGATGGTAGAGAATTAATTTTTGATTACATAACAGATTTTACTAAAAAAAATATTTATGATAGAATTAAGGAATATTGTAAATTATCAGATTTTAATTATCCAGAATTTGATATTTTAACATCAGATAATTTTGAAGAAGTTATAAATAATTATATCGAATTTTACAATTCTAAAAAAAATAGGGTGTTACCTAAACTTTATTTAAAAATATCAAATGAATGTAAATTAGATATTTTTAAAAAAATAAACAACTACTTTCCAGAAATTAACTATCCAACTGATGGTTGGGTAATTACTCCAATTGAGGTAAAATATACCGCAAAAGTTAAACCATTAAATCAGATGACAATTGATTTAAAATATAAAAATGGGAATTTTTTTGATTCAAATAATAATGTATATTGTGTTGAAGGGTATAATTTAAAAAATAATTCAGTATATAGATGTTATTTTAATAATAATAAATGGATAGCTAGAGAGAAAAGACCAGATAAGAAATTTAGTAATCCTAAATATATAATAGATATTATTCAAAATCAAATAAATTTTAAAATGAATTTAGATATGTTAAATATATCAAATAATTTTAATGCTTATTATTCACATGTTAATGTTAAACATAGTGATGATATTATTGATTTTTTTTCTCATATTAAAAGATTTAATATAAAATGGCTATCCGAGTGTAAAGATAAATCTATTTTAGATATTGGATGTGGAAAAAGTTCAAGTATACTTTCTTGGAGAGAAATTGAACCAAAAAAAGTTATTGGTTTAGATATTGATCCAGTATGCATATTTAAATCAAATATATTAACAAATTCTAATAATTATTTATGGTTTAACTTAGATAAAGAATGGAATATTAAATCACAAATGGAACATTTTGGTAAGATTTGGGAAGCCACGCAAATGTATAAAATGAATAATTTTTTACAAACATTTGATTTTATTATTTTTAATTTTAGTATTCATTATAGTACAGATTATGAATTACTAATAAAAAATTTAATATCAAGATCTGTAAAAGGAACAATATTAAAATTTAATTGGATTGATTATAATAAAATAGACATTTTTAATGTCAGTATAAAGGATACAAATGTTTCAGTAAAATTACCTTGGAAAGATAATATACATATAGAACCATATTTTGATTATAACAAATTTACATTGGTTTTGAAAAAATATAATTGGAATTTTATAAACCAAAATAAGATCATAGAGTTACATGAAAAATACCAAAATTGGCAATCAAATTTATATTATGATACCTGGATATTTAATTAATTAATTGGTAATTATGTTGTGTTTTATCATAATTTAAAAAATTTATTTTATTTTTATCTTTATTTTTATCTTTATCTTTATCTATTTTTATGAAATTATTACCTTTCTTTACATAATAATTCATATTATTATCGTATTTTTTTTTATATAATGATATAAAATCTGTAGAATTTAAATCATCTGGTTTTAAATATCCATATTTTAATGCGTATAACTCTTCTGGATATTGATAATTTTTATTTTTAAAATATTTATTTCTAAATATTGGATTATAAGTATAATTATCTGTTAGATATACTCTAAACTTGCTATTATTTAATTTAATTAAATTATTATTTTGTACATTGTTTGTATTTAATTTATAATAAACATATTTATTTATCTTATTTAAAATTTTTATATAATACTTATTATTAAATTTATCGTGTTTAATATATAATTTTAATTTTTGATTATTAATATTATTAAATAATTTATTACCATTAATATTATATAAATATCCTATAAATTGTAATTTACGTCTATTTGTAATTAAATATTTTTCGCAGACAGGATTAGTGCATCCTAAATTGTAACAACATTTTAAGTAATTATGTTGTTGGATATAATTCATACCATAAAAATGTTCTTGAGATCTATTCTTTAATATAAAGAATACAATAAGTATTAATAATATAGCCCACATTATATATACTATATATTAAATTTTATTTATTAATAATTCCATAAATTCATAATTAGACATATTATCATCATTATATTTGAATGTAATTGTAATTGATGATTTTTCTAATGACATAACTACTTTATCCTTCATTTTTTTTATTGTTCCGATTTTTTCATCTATTTTATTCATATAATAATGAGACTCGTCATATGTTACATTTATATTAAATTTATTTAATATATCAAAAATTCTACTTACTACACTATAGCATTTATCTTTTTCACCAATTACACTTAAAATTTCTATTTTTGCATCAACATAATTTTTTTCAACATCTTTCAAATCATTAAATAAATTAACCCATATTTTTTGCATATTTTGTTTTAATTCAATCTCATAATTTCTTAAATGATTATAAAAATTATCCATATTCAATTTCATAGATTTCTCTAATACATCATATTCACTTCTTAGCTTATCTGTCTTATTTATTACAGCTTCTAATTCATTAAAATTATGATAAATAACACTTTTAATTTGATCTATCTTCAAATCTAAATTATCTTTACTATTTATCTTATGTAAACTTTCTAATAACAAAATACCACAATCTAACTTCAATGTATCTTCCATCATTTTAGATATGTAAATAATATGATAATTTTCATCACCATCATGATACATTTCATAATCAATATTCTTTTTACCACATATACCTGTCTGTAATGAAATAAAAATACCTAATTTATTTCTAGTATATTTCAAATCATATTTAAATTTTGTAACTTCATCCTTATTAACTGTACTTGTATAATTTTTTATTTCTACTAAACATTTCATTCCAGATGGAGAAGATAATTCACCATCTGCATGATGAGGAATATGTCTTCTTACATCATAACAATAGTTTGAATATTTATCACTTAAAATTTTATAAATTAAATCTTCTGAAATCTCACCTTTTTTTGATGATGATGATGTTATTCCAAATAATTTTTCTAAAATTGTTGAAAATTCATCTATTTTTGTATTTATATCTAAATTATTTACATTAGTTTGTAAATTTTGAATTCTATCTTTTATTATTTCATTTTTTGAATCAACCCCTAAAATTATTTCATCTTTAAATTTTCTACATGTATCATCCATATTTTTTATTAAATTTTTTTCATTTACTGAAGAAAAAACATTTTGATATCCTATATTTAGTAAAAATAATAATGTATCATGTAGTTTATCTTCTTTTAATTCTAATAATTTAGGGAATAGTTGCTCATTTATATTTAAGTTAACAATCATTATAATAAACTTATCGCAATACTTTTATATATAAAAAGATATAAGAAAATTTATATCTAATTTATATTAATGGATAGTGAATCACCTTTAAATTGGGATAAAATTATGGAACCTACTACTAATATGGTCCCTATTGATAATAATAATCTATTAGATTCAGAAGTTGAAATCAGTTTTAATTACACAATAGTTCTTACAATCATAATAATATTACTTTCTTTTTTCTTTTGTTTATTATTATACAATAATCATAATATTAATACTAAATTAATATATAAAAATTCTTCATTAACTGAAAATGAAGATTGTGACAGAAAATTATGGAATTAAATATTCTGTCCTACTTTATTTTGTTTTTTATTTTTCTTTCTTTTAATTGAAGTCTTTTTCTTCAATTTTGTAATTTTAATATTACCACTTATATTCGCTTCAAACTCTTCAGATTTCTCTTTATACCAATTTGTATAAAGAGCTAATAGTTCTTTTAGCTCCGTTCTCCATACATCAATAGACGGAGTGTTCTTAACATATGCTAATTCTTCTTGTTTTTCTTTTAATTTATTATTTAATTCTTCTATTTTTTCTAATGTTAGATGAAATAATGGAATATTTGTGATATAATCATATGATTTATCTTCACTTCTACTTACTGATAATTCTGGAAATTTTAGTTCTACTATTCTATCAATAATTTTCTGTTTCTTTTGTTTGAATACTACTATTTTTCCATTAAGTACATATTCTATAAACAATGCCTTATATTTCAGTAAATCTAATTCATTCTCAATTTTACCTGTTAAATAATTCTTTCTATCTTCGTATTTTTTTAGTCTTACATTATACCAATGCTCTAAAATATCTTCTACATTATTAAATGTATGAATTCTCCCTTCCTCATTAAATAAATTCATATTAGATGTTTTTATCTTTTTTACTAATTTTAATTTAGATTCAATAGTATCATTATTCTGATACAAAGATAATTTCTTATCTGGAAATGAAACTACAAAATGAACTCGCTCATCTGTATTATTATCAGTAAATCCTACAATTACATTCTTTTTAGAATCAGCATCATATTGAATCGATTCTAAAAATTCTTTATAAGGAGTTGTTGCCCATCCTAAAGGTAACTCATTTACTACAATACGATTTGCATCCAAAATATCATATTTACCATATACATCATATGTATAATCATCTGCTTTAATAATTTTACCATTAAAATTACTATACCATGGTTTCATAGATTTTACCTTCTTATTATCCATTAAATTATAAATATTTTTAATTATATCTTCTGGATTATAACAAGGAATAGAAGTACTAAAACCTGTACCAATACCTTCTGCACCATTTACTAAAACCATCGGAATAATTGGATAGTAATTTGATGGTTCTATCATTACTCCATCATCATTTAAATAATCAAGAATTGGCTCATCATCTGGTCTATAAATATATTTTGTTAATTTTGCAAGATATGTATGAATATATCTTGGACTTGCTTTATCTTTACCAGATAACAATCGAGTCCCAAACTGACCTGAAGGATGTAACAAATTTATGTTATTTGATCCAACATAATCTTGTGCCATTCCTACAATAGCATCACATAAGCTTTGTTCACCATGATGGTAACATGTTTTATCAGAAACATAACCTGCTAATTGTGATACTCTTAATTCATCTTTCTTTGAATGCAATTTTCTTAGAAATGCAGAATATAAAATTTTCCTAGTAGAAATTTTTAATCCATCACATAAAGAAGGAATAGATCTATGCAAGTCATCATTTGAAAAATGTTTTAATTCCTTATGAATAAATTCAGGAATAGGAACAATTTTTTGATCATTATCTAATACCTGATTTTTATCATAACTCAATAACCATGATTTCCTATCATCTGCACGTTTCTTCTCAAATGCTAACTTAATACATTCAGTAGTTTCATCATCTGACTCTACATCAATTGTCGCTTCAAAATTATTCTTTGTTTTACGCTTTTTCTTTTTTTTGGATTCAGTTGATGACTCTGATGTCAAAGGATCTTCTGAATTTTCATCGAGATACATACCAGTCGACTCCCAAGTATATTTTACTAACTTTTCTTCAACTTCATCAAAATATTCTTTCGCTTCTTTGGAACTACTCGTTCCTAACCCCTTATAATATTTAATATACCATCCTTTAGTATTATTTTCATCTTTCCAATTCTCATAATCAGTAATATTATAAAACATACGAGAATCTTTATTTTTTGTTACTTTAACAATTGGAGTAGTTAAAGCGTAAATAAATAAGTTCAATTTAACTAATGAAGGCCAAAAATAATGCATAAAATTTATTAAAAGTCCTTTAATATGATATCCATCTGTATCTTGATCTGTTAGTAGAATTATACCACCATATCTTAACTCACTTATTGAGTTATATGTCTTTCCTTGCTGTAAACCAAGGATTTGTTTTACATTCTTTAACTCTTCATTTTCTAATAATTGTTTCGGAGATGCATCGCGGACATTTAATAATTTCCCTTTTAATGGAAAAATACCATACTTATCATTACCTACAACGGATCTACCAGCCATCGCAAATGCCTTTGCTGAATCTCCCTCTGTAAGAATTAACTTACATTCTGAAGAATTTTTAGTGCCTGCCCAATTTGCATCTTCTAATTTAGGTATTCCTCTAATATTATTTACTTTTTTACCATCTGTTTTCTTTTTCATCATACTCTCTTCTTTTAGCTTAGCGTACAATAATACTTGATCTGCAATACCTGTTTTTAAAATCTTCTTAATAAATACGTCACTAAGTTCACATTTTGACCCGAAATCATTTTGTTTTGTTTTTAATTCTTCTTTTGTCTGTGATGTAAATGAAGGATTTACAATTATTGAATTTATGAAAAATACTAAATTCTCTTTAATATTCTGAGGACGAATCTTTAAATTTTTATTCTTTTTCATAATTTGTTCCTCTATTTTTTTAATTATATCTCCCTCTACATATTTAACATGATTCCCACCTTTAAATGTAGAAATACAATTTGCATATGATATTTGATCGTATCCATTATCTGGTAAATATAATACTCCAACATTCCATCTATCATTTACATCCTCATAAATCACCTCATTGTCTGGATAAAACAGTTCAATATAATTCTTAAAAGTATTCACATTAATTTTATCATCATTATAAAATACTTTTATTTTCTTTTCAGTTGTAGCTGCAATATCATAAACTCTTTTAATCATTAAATTAACAATATCATCTGTTAATTCTGTTAAACCAAAACGTTTTAAATCAGGTTTGAATATAATTTGTGTATATCCTGACTTTGGATTTTTTAAACTAGTAACTTTTGCTTTACTTTTATTATCCATATTATCTGTAAAAATTTGTTTAAATTTTTTTGCTCTTTCTTTATCAACTATTTCAACATCAAACTCTAAGGAATAAATATTTGCTAATTTAGCACCATACCCATTCCTTCCACCTGTTACTCTTTGTTCTGTATCATCATAATTAGTTGATGTTAATAACTCTCCAAAAATCATCTCTGGAACTAACACCTTATGTTCTTTATGAAGTTCAATGTCAATTCCTTTACCATTATTCCAAACAGTTATTGAATTATCTTCTTTACTAATAGTAACTTTAATACTATCACATGTATCATCTTCTTTTGTATTATCACCAGCATTTACTAAAATTTCATCAAATATTTTTAGTAATCCTGGAACATATTCTACAGATTTTTTATGCATTTTATTATTCTCAGGATTAAATGTCCATAATGTATCTAACTGTTTTTTGATATCACCAATATATGAATCGGGTCTATCTAGAATATGTTCTTTCTGTGTTTTTTTTTGGTACTTTTGTTCTATCGTCTTGGTGTTATTTGCCATGTTTAGTTATTATAATATTAAGAATCTTTAAGTATTTTATTATAAATTCAATTTTTAATAAATTTATTAAATTTATTAAATTTATTAAATAATTTTAATTACTTAAGCTGTTTCTTGAACAACTTTTCTTCCTCTTTTTTTGCTTGATTTTTTGGAAGCTTTTTTGGAAGTTTTTTTGGAAGCTTTTTTAGAAGCTTTTTTAGATCCTTTTCTTGCTCTTCTAGTTTTTTTGCTTGATTTTTTTGATCCTTTTTTGGAAGCTTTTTTAGAAACTTTTTTAGAACCTTTTTTGGAAGCTTTTTTAGAACCTTTTCTT